TGTTGTTGGGAACGCGAACATCGGAGGAACCTTGACCGTCACTGGAAACACTTTCCTATCCAACTTGGTTGTCAATGCCAATGCAGGTGTTGTCGGCAATGCGAACATTCGAGGAACCCTGACTGTCACTGGAAACACTTTCCTATCCAACTTGGTTGTCAATGCCAACGCGGGTGTTGTCGGAAACGCGAACATTGGAGGGACCTTGACCGTCACTGGAAACACTTTCCTATCCAACTTGGTCGTCAATGCCAACTCGGGTGTTGTTGGGAACGCGAACATCGGAGGTATCCTGACCGTCACTGGAAACACTTTCCTATCCAACTTGGTTGTCAATGCCAATGCAGGTGTTGTTGGGAATGCGAACATCGGAGGAACCTTGACTGTCACTGGAAACACATTCCTATCCAACTTGGCAGTGAATGCCAACGCGGGTGTTGTCGGGAATGCGAACATCGGAGGAACCTTGACCGTCACTGGAAACACATTCCTATCTAACTTGGTCGTCAATGCCAACGCGGGTTTTGTCGGGAATGCAAACGTTGGAGGGACCTTGACCGTCACTGGTAACACTTTCTTATCCAACTTGGTCGTCAATGCCAACGCGGGTGTTGTTGGGAATGCGAACATCGGAGGAACCCTGACCGTTACCGGAAACACTTTCTTATCCAATTTGGTCGTCAATGCCAACGCGGGTGTTGTTGGGAATGCGAACATTGGAGGAACCCTCACGGTGTCTGGTTTTACCAATATCCAATCCGATTTGAATGTAACAACAAACGCAACCATTAACGCGAATCTCAACGTAATTGGAAATACAAATATAAATTCGAATTTGAATATTACTGGGATTGCAAATATTCAATCTGATTTAAACGTCACTGGCAATGCTTACTTCAATCAAAGCATAAAAGTAAATAATTTATTAAAAACAAGTATAATTGAAAGTCTTTCTGGTAACTTATTATATGGTCCAACTACAACTGGAAGTAATGAATATGATATATACATTGGTGGATACAACTTATCAAATATAAGCAATCGAAATATTAAAATTGGCAACTTTAATCCAAGCGCTTCTACGTTAAATCAAATATATATTGGAGGACCAAATGACACGATTAATATCCAAGGAAGTTTAACACAATCCCAAAATGTAAAAAGCGGTCCAATATTGTACATAAACAGTGGCAATTTGTCCTCTGCTGGTGCAGGAATTCATATTGGGGAGTATACTAACCCAGATAGTGGTTATTTTGTAGTTTCAAGTGATAAGTCAAGTTATATTTTAAAAGCACCCGCGTATGATAACACAATAAAACTCGATTTATCAAATACGGTTATCCCTACTACACAAACATCTGGACTCATTGGTATTTATAGAAATACTGGCGATTCCGATTATAGTATATTCACTTCTGCGATAGATCCTAGTAATATTATACTTGGTAATACTACCTATTCGCAATTAATTTATGGAAATTTGAGTATAAGTGGTTTAACGAAATTGAATAATGTTGACATTAGTGGAAATGTTAGAATCGTCGCAAATACAATTCTTTCCAACACAAACATCCTTGGCAACCTTTCAATAACTGGAAACATTATTTATTCGAATGTATATTTAAATCAATGTGCAAACATTACTGCAAATACCACATTAACCTATCCTCTATACAATTCGTATAATATTACAAATACAAATGCCACGAGTTTATCAATTGTGTTACCAACCATCGCATATGGTCAATCCATTCCTGGTGCAACTATAAACTTTTTTAAATCAGGTAATTCAAATATCCCAGTATTCATTAGTTCTGCTGGCGGAACTGATTTATTTGTTGCAAATGGAGACACAGTTACAAATGGAACATTTTCTATTCCAGGAGGGACCACAAGTGCTACATTGATTTCATCATTTGGAAGCACAAACTATTGGACCGGAATTGGAGGAGGTGGCGGTGGTTCGAATTCAGGTAACTCCATAGTCGGCGGTTCGCTTTTTGTTACAGGGAATGCCAATATTGGAGGAACCTTGACCGTCACCGGAAACACCTTCCTTTCCAACTTGGTAGTGAATTCGAATGCAAGTGTTGTTGGGAATGCAAACATTGCTGCGTCATTAACCGTTACCGGCAACACATTCCTTTCCAACTTGATAGTCAATGTAAATGAATATATAAAAGGGAATTCCAATATTGGAGGAAATCTCACAGTAACCGGCAACACACTTCTACAGTCAAACTTGGTGGTCAATTCCAATACAATTATTGTAGGAAATCTCACAGTCACAGGAAACACCTTCCTTTCCAACTTGATAGTCAATGTAAATGAATATATAAAAGGAAATTCCAATATTGGAGGAAATCTCACAGTAACCGGCAACACACTTCTACAGTCAAACTTGGTGGTCAATTCCAATACCATTATTGTAGGAAATCTCACAGTAACCGGCAACACCTTCCTTTCCAACTTGGTAGTGAATTCGAATGCGAGTGTGGTCGGCAATGCAAACATTGCTGGTTCCCTCACAGTCACAGGAAACACCTTCCTTTCCAACTTGATAGTGAATGTAAATGAATATATAAAAGGTAATTCCAATATTGGAGGAACTCTCACAGTAACCGGCAACACACTTCTACAGTCAAACTTGGTGGTCAATTCCAATACCATTATTGTAGGAAATCTCACTGTCACGGGTAACACCTTCCTTTCCAACTTGGTAGTGAATTCGAATGCAAATATTGCTGGATATGCGAATATCGCAGGGCAATTAATTGTTGGTGCAATATCTAACGCCGAGCACGAGTTAATTGTTATAGGAAATATTTTAACAACTTCCAATTTAAATGCAACTGGAAATTCAGTTGTTGGAGGAACACTATCAGTTACCGGAAACACCTTCCTTTCCAACTTGGTGGTCAATTTGAATGCAAACGTATACGGAACACTTACAGTAACCGGCAATACATTCCTCCAGTCGAATTTGATAGTGAATTCCAATACGACCATTCGAGGCAACCTTTCGGTAACTGGAAACACTTTCCTTTCCAACTTGGTAGTGAATGCAAATGCAAACATTGCTGAAAATTTATACATGGGTAAAAAAATCGTATTTTACTCAGGAACAGTTGCTTACGGAGACACATCCTACAATTCAGTATTTGGTCTTAACGCGTTAAATTCCACAAATACGGGTCAATACAATACTGTGTTTGGTGCGGGTGCAATACAAAATTTAAATGGAGGTCAAGTTAATTCAGCGTTTGGATATGGTGCCATGTATAGTGTAGGTGTAGGACAATACAATTGTGCATTTGGGTTTGGTTCAATGCAAAATGCAAGCGGAGGACAATTCAATTCCGCATATGGAGTAAATTCATTGTATAACATAAACGGAGGAACATACAATTCCGCGTTTGGACCATATACGTTGTACAGTGCAAATGGGGGGATAAACAATGTCGCGGTTGGGTCGGGTACATCAGCAACTAATTTCACTGGAAGAAATATCGTAAACGGTAACAATAATACATTCTTAGGCGCCGGCGCTATCGCTTCTGGAGATTGGTCTAATTCTACTGCGATTGGATACAATGCAAATGTACAAGGAAGCAATCAAATTGCAATCGGAACATCAAGCGAAACTACAAATATTTACGGAATTTTATATGTTACTGGAAACACCTTCCTTTCTAATTTGACGGTGAATGTCAATGCAAATATAAAAGGCAATTCCAACATTGGAGGCAATCTCGCAGTAACCGGTAACACCTTCCTATCCAACTTGGTAGTGAATTCGAATGCGAGTGTGGTCGGTAATGCGAACATTGCTGGTTCCCTCACAGTCACAGGCAACACCTTCCTTTCCAACTTGGTAGTGAATTCGAATGCGAGTGTGGTCGGTAATGCGAACATTGCTGGTTCCCTCACAGTCACAGGAAACACCTTCCTTTCCAACTTGGTAGTGAATTCGAATGCGAGTGTCGTTGGCAATGCAAACATTGCTGGTTCCCTCACAGTCACAGGCAACACCTTCCTTTCCAACTTGGTAGTGAATTCCAACGCAAGTGTGGTCGGTAATGCGAACATTACTGGTTCCCTCACAGTCACCGGAAACACCTTCCTATCCAACTTGGTAGTGAATTCCAACGCGAGTGTGGTAGGCAATGCAAATATTGCTGGTTCCCTCACAGTCACCGGAAACACCTTCCTATCCAACTTGGTAGTGAATTCGAATGCGAGTGTGGTCGGCAATGCAAACATTGCTGGTTCCCTCACAGTCACAGGCAACACCTTTCTTTCCAACTTGATAGTCAATGTAAATGAATATATAAAAGGTAATTCCAATATTGGAGGAAATCTCACAGTAACCGGCAACACACTTCTACAGTCAAACTTGGTGGTCAATTCCAATACAATCGTTGTAGGAAATCTCACAGTCACAGGAAACACCTTCCTTTCCAACTTGGTAGTGAATTCGAATGCGAGTGTGGTCGGTAATGCGAACATTGCTGCTTCCCTCACAGTCACAGGCAACACCTTCCTATCCAACTTGGTAGTGAATTCCAACGCGAGTGTCGTTGGCAATGCAAACATTGCTGGTTCCCTCACAGTCACCGGAAACACCTTCCTTTCTAATTTGACGGTGAATTCCAACGCAAGTGTGGTCGGTAATGTGAACATTGCTGGTTCCCTCACAGTCACCGGAAACACCTTCCTATCCAACTTGGTGGTGAACTCTAATGCAAACATTGCCGGTAATGCCAATATTGGAGGACAATTAATTGTTGGTTCTACTTCGAGTTATGAACATGAATTGATTGTTGTGGGAAATATCTTAACAACTTCCAATTTAAATTCAACTGGAAATTCAGTTATTGGAAGAACCCTCACAGTAACTGGAAATACATTTCTCCAATCCAACCTGTCAGTAAGTTCTAATACTATTATTGGAGGGAATCTCGTAGTTACTGGTAATACTTTCCTTTCTAACTTGGTAGTGAATTTCAATGCAAACATTGCCGGTAATGCCAATATTGGAGGACAATTAATTGTTGGTTCTACTTCGAGTTATGAACATGAATTGATTGTTGTGGGAAATATTTTAACAACATCCAATTTAAATGCAACTGGAAATTCAGTTGTTGGAGGAACACTATCGGTTACCGGCAGCACACTCCTCCAGTCTAATTTGACGGTGAATGTCAATGCAAATATAAAAGGCAATTCGAACATCGGAGGAACCCTTACAGTAACCGGAAACACGCTCCTTTCGAATTTGATGGTAAATGCAAATGCAAACATTGCTGGAAATTTGTACATCGGTAATAAAATCGTATTTTACTCAGGAACAGTTGCTTACGGAGACACATCCAACAATTCCGGGTTTGGTTCGAATGTAATTCAAACTGTAACAGGAATCAATAATTCCGCATTTGGTGCAAATGCATTACAAACAATTAGTACAGGAAACAATAACTCAGGATTTGGTTTTAATGCACTTCAAAATGCATCAGGATCATCGAATTCAGCATTTGGTACAGGTTCATTGCAAACAGTAAATGCAGGAATCAATAATTCCGCATTTGGTTTTGGTTCAATGCAAAATGCGAATGGAGGACAATACAATTCCGCATTTGGTTCTGCTGCATTACAAAATGTAAATGGAGGACAATACAATTCCGCGTTTGGACCATATACGTTGTACAGTGCAAATGGGGGGATAAACAATATTGCGATTGGTTCGGGTTCAGCAACTAATTTCACTGGAAGAAATATCATAAACGGCAACAATAATACATTCTTAGGAGCGAATGCATACGCCTCTGGCGATTGGTCGAATTCGACTGCAATCGGTTACAATGCAAACGTACAAGGAAACAATCAAATTGCGATTGGAACCGCAAATGAGAGAACAGTCATAGGAGGGGGCGCTCCGGCGACTGGTTATATACTAACTGTTACTGGAAGTATTCAAGCAGTATCCTACAACGCAACATCCGACCGTCGATTGAAATCCAACATACAATTCCTGTCAAATCAATCAAAATCAATCCTTGATGTTGTACCTGTCACCTTCAACTGGAAAGTAGATGGAAGACGCGATATTGGATTCATAGCACAAAATATCTACGAAACATACCCCGAATTACGACCAAAAACAGGAATCGACCCTAGTTCGAACATTGAAGAACCAACCGATTCATGTGGAAACCCAATCTACTATGCCATCGATTACGGTAGAATGACCCCTTTCCTATGGCAAGGAATGCGCGAAATCATACAACGTCTCGATGCGCTCGAATCTGAAAACCGCGGGTTGAAATCCCGCATAGAAGTCCTAGAACGGAAATAATCACCAATACCCCGCAAAATAATATTGATTTTCATATATTCAACATTATTTATCTTTTTCAATACAATACTCTATACCGGCAAATTCATATTCATCGTTATTGATGTATCCGACGCCAATGCCTCATCATAATATTCCGGTCCATACACCACCAATTTTTCACCCGCATTCAAATACACCCGATTGTTAAAAACCGTCGCACCAATTCCACTATTCGCCCCCACACAATAACCCTGTGTCAAAAGTTGAGAGGCGTTTCCAAACACATTCATAGACGAATCCATTACAGTATTAATAGTCGATGTTCCCGCCCCTGTGATAATCCAAGTTGTTCCATTCCATTCGACTCCATATCCTCCCGTGATTCCACTCGTAGACACCGTACTCCAATTGACCCCATCTGTACTCATAATAGTATTTGCCGTTCCACTTCCCGTCGCAATCGCCTCTCGACCATTCCAAGATATCGACCGACATGAAGTGCTCAAATTAGAACTCGTATTAATCGACGTCCACGTTGAACCATCCAGACTTGACGCAATCGAACTTGTTCCACTCGCATCTGCTCCCACAAACCACTTTCCTAACATCCACTTCGCACATCGTAGTCCAGAAGAAAACACTGTTTTCCCCAATCCTGTCCATGTTTGTGCCATCGGGTCACTTGATATCGCAAGGGTATTGGTTGCGCCATTTCCGACTGCCAACCACTGACTTCCGTTCCAATCGATTCCGGTTCCACTTCCATCAAAAACCGCGGTTCCTAATCCATACCAGTTCATTCCGTCCGTACTCGTAGCAATTGTATTTGTCCCTGCTCCCATTGCTACCCAAACAATGCCGTTCGAAACAACTTTATAACATCCAGACGAGAAAACGGTATTTCCTAATCCCGTCCACGTCTTTCCGTCATAACTATATGCCAGTGTATTCACGCCTTCTCCTCCCGCTACCCAAATATCGCCATTCCATGCCACCGTTCTACAAGAAGTCGCAAAAACAGAATTGCCTAATCCTCTGTATATCACTCCATCCGAACTATACAGCATAGTATTTTGACTCCCCGACCCACCAACAATAGTAGGTTGTCTCGTTCGGAAAGTCGCCTCGTTCGGTTTCGTCCATGCGATATTCGCGCCCTTATCAGTTGCGCCTGAATCTATAATATTTATCGTTCCTTGCATACTTGAATGGTATTGACAAGCATAATATAATGTACTTGGTGCATCAATTGGAACTACGAATGTAATAGTACCTGATTGACTTCCATTATTAGTGACGCCAGAACTGTATATATTATTACTACTATATCCACCTGAAACAGTTTGAATCCAGAAAGGATGACCACTTGCATTTATTGCAAGATTGTATGTCTTTCCGCGAATCAATGTGATTGCAAGATTCGACACACCGTTTATGACGTACGCACCACTACCAGAGTTTGTAACTATAATAGTTGTCATATTATATACCGACCAATTCAATCCATCATAACTATACAGTGAGGAACCCGTATTCGTTACCACGACATAATTGGTTCCTGCCCAAACAACGCCAGAATATGAATATCCGGTTGTTGTTGTTGCGGTCCATGTAGTTCCATCCGGACTATACAATATTCCAGCGGTCGAAAGAGAAGATGGAGAGGTTACAATAACCCATGATTTACCTGACCATGCAATTCCAGTAACAGGTCCGCGTGTTCCAAGATTTTGACTCGTCCATGTCTTTCCATCCGAACTAATACTCACGTTTGTACTATTCGAAGAATTTGGTCCTCCGCATAAGAAATAAGAACCATTCCATTCGACCGGTCCGCCACCAAAAGAAGACGATGCGAGTGTCCAAGTTGAACCATCTGAACTATACGCCAAAACCTTGGAAGTGTTATTATTACCAGAAACCACCCATACCTTACCATTCCAAACCAACCCACTGCAAATAAATCCTGTTCCGAAAACACCAGACTGTATTTTCATCCAATTGAATCCGTCCGCGCTTTTGAGAAGATACGAACTCGAAGGCGAACTTCCTCCCATCAACCAATAATCGCCGCTCCATATAACCGTGTTCGCTGACAAATCGCCAATATTAATTTGCGTTTGAGTGCCATGAATTGATTCGCTCACATATGAATTACCATTGGTCAAATTTGCAAATATATATTGTTTTCCATTGAATGCGACCGTTCTCGCAGCAGAAGACATTGAAGTATTTGTCATCCAGTTGACACCACCATCGCGAGAATACGAATTACCACTGAATACCAAATTCTCAGGGAATTTCAGTTTATGAATCGCATGCGCATCTGTCTCCACACAATATGTCGCAGTGGAAAAAACCGTATTAATATTCTGAAGTAAAGTCCACCGAATACCGTCTTTACTTGAAGCAATGCGAGAGGTCGTTCCTGCTCCCGATGCAATAAATCTGTCTCCCATCCATTTCACACTTGAAATCGCGCCATTGAAAACAGCAGGAGATACAGATGTCCAATTGACTCCATCATAACTCCATGAAATCGTATTCGTTGTCGAATCACTCGCAGAAACAAATATTTTTCCGTTATGAGCAATCGAAACCGCATTTTGTGTTCCAATATTTGTCCATGATGTCGCATCGAAATTCGAACTCGTCGCGCTCACATACCCACCACTCGTTGTACCAGATAGTACCCAGAAACTACCAGTCCAATAAACTGCAAATATATTTGTGCTTGTTACCGTCGTGATAGGACTCCAGTTGATTCCATTATAACTTTTCCACACTTGATTACCAGAAGGGTCTGCGCCATTCGAACCGACCAACCAGTAAACTCCATTCCAACCTATTTCGCCGACGGAAGTGGGAGAGGTTGTATAAGTAATCGTTCCAGACAACCAATTCACACCATCATAACTATAGATGGGTGTTCCATTCGATGAAAATGCCGCAAATACGGTGCCATTGTATTTCAATCTAGAAATGGGAGAGGTTGAAGTGAAAGCAGAAGTCCAAGAGATTCCGTCCACACTATAGAAAATCGTACCAGAAGAATCCGCGGTAGTTGTTCCAACAACCCAAACCGATCCATTATTTGCAATACAATTTACACTCGTCACATTTGGATCTGGCGAACTACTAGCAATCCATCTTATTCCATCATAAGAAACCGCAATCACATTTGTTCCGATTCCTCCCGCTATCCATTTATTTGATGCGGAAGATACACCGTAATTATAAAGAGTTGGCGTGGTTCCATATCCATTTGTTCTTGCCTTTGACTGTCTGTGTGAATCACTTAATGTTGCCGCGGATGGTGCTGGTTTTGAAAAAGTAGTTTGTGTGGTTGTCAACTTATCTGATATATCCATGGATGCAATTGGTATGCTAGAGAGGAACCGTCCTGCCGGACCGGTTTGACCTGTCGGTCCTGTATAACCCGTTGGTCCGGTCGGTCCAGTATAACCCGTTGGTCCTGTATAACCCGTTGGTCCGGTTGTGCCGGTAGGTCCGGTTGTACCAGTTTCTCCAGTAGGTCCAGGTTGACCCGTTGGTCCGGTTGTGCCCGTAATTCCAGTTGAACCCGTTGGACCAGTATATCCAGTTTCTCCAGTTTCTCCGGTTTGCCCTGGTGGACCAGTTTCTCCAGTTTGACCCATTGGTCCGGTTGGACCGGTTTGCCCAGTTTCTCCAGTTTGACCCGTTGGTCCGGTTGATCCAGTTTCTCCGGTTGGTCCTGTTTCTCCTGTTGGTCCTGTCGTTCCGGTAGTTGTTCCGGTTGGTCCTGTCACGCCAGTCACACCTGTCACGCCGGTAAACCCTGTAAATGCAGGTCCTGTTGCGCCGGTCACGCCTGTCACACCAGTCGATCCAGTAAACCCAGTGATTCCAATTGGTCCAGTAACCCCCGTGATTCCAGTTGGTCCAGTGTATCCAGTAGCACCTGTATAACCAGATTGACCGGTATATCCAGTTACCGAAATTCCAGTAGGACCGGTTGCTCCGGGTACACCAGTAACACCAGTAAAACCTGTATAAGCCGCACCAGTCGGTCCAGTAGGTCCTGTCTGACCAACCGGTCCTGTAGTTCCAGTAAATCCTGTAAATCCTGTAAATCCAGATTGTCCAGTTGTTCCAGTAATTCCAGTAATACCAGTAATACCAGTAAATCCTGTTTGTCCAGTTGTTCCAGTAATACCAGTAATTCCAGTGATTCCTGTAATACCGATTGGTCCAGTTGTTCCAGTCTGTCCGGTAATACCGGTTACTCCAGTAATACCCGTTGGTCCAGTAGTACCCGTTGGTCCAGTAGTACCCGTTGGTCCTGGTATCAAGGGTCCAGTAGGACCTGTTGCACCCGTTGGTCCTGTTACGCCTGTCAACCCTGTCAACCCTGTCATACTCAATCCAGTTGATCCCGTCGGTCCAGTGCTTTCTCCAGTCGGACCAGTAGGTCCCGTAATTCCAGTCTGTCCAGTAGGTCCCGTTGTGCCGGTGGTTCCAGTTATTCCGGTTGTTCCAGTAGCGCCAGACTGACCAGTAGGACCGGTTGGTCCCGTTGGTCCGGTAATACCCGTCACACCCGTTGGTCCTGTAATGCCTGTGATTCCAGTTTGTCCAGTAGATCCAGTCGGACCCGAGTGTCCCGAGTGTCCAGTTTGTCCAGTATAACCAGTAGGACCAGTAGGACCAGTTGTGCCGGTAGGACCAGTAGTGCCTGTCATTCCACTAATACCCGTAGATCCAGTTGGTCCAGTTGGACCAGTAATACCTGTCACGCCCGTTGTACCAGTAATACCTGTCATACCCGTACTACCGGTTACCCCTGTAATACCAGTAGGTCCAGTAATACCTGTCTGTCCACTGTATCCTGTGTAACCCGTATATCCTGTCGGACCAGTAACTCCTGTTATACCAGTTATTCCAGTACGTCCAGTTGGACCCGTAAATCCAGTAAATCCAGTCGGACCCGTAATTCCTGATATACCTGTTTGTCCTGTATATCCAGTCGGACCCGTGTATCCTGTATATCCAGTAATACCCGTAATTCCTGATATACCTGTTTGCCCTGTATACCCAGTCGACCCAGTTGGTCCAGTCGGACCAGTAATTCCAGTAGGACCAATCTGACCAGTTGTACCAGTAGGACCAGTTACTCCTGTTATTCCAGTTATTCCTGTTACTCCTGTTATTCCTGTCGCTCCGCTATATCCGGTTCCTCCAGGTACACCCGTCGGTCCAGTTATACCTGTGGTTCCTGTGATTCCAGTGCCACCAGTTGGTCCCGTTGGTCCCGTTGGTCCGGTTGGTCCCGTTACACCAGTTGGACCTGGTTGACCCGTGTACCCCGTATACCCCGTATAACCCGTATAACCTGTTATTCCAGTAGTACCAGTAGTACCTGTCGACCCAGTTGGTCCTGTTGGACCGGTTGGTCCTGTGATACCAGTTATTCCTGTATTTCCGGTTTGACCCGTGTACCCAGTGTATCCCGTGTACCCAGTGTATCCTGTATACCCGGTGTATCCTGTCTGTCCAGTAGGACCCGTCGTTCCAGTGATTCCTGTATTACCGGTGTTGCCCGTCTGCCCAGTAGGACCCGTCTGCCCAGTAGGACCCGTGGGTCCAGTAGGTCCAGTATTTCCAGTTATACCCGTATTGCCTGTTTGTCCTGTCACGCCGGTGTAACCACTATATCCTGTTGGTCCCGTTGATCCTGTTATACCAGTGTTACCTGTTTGTCCGGTTGGTCCAGTAGGTCCTGTAGGTCCTGTATTTCCAGTCAGACCCGTATTACCTGTTTGTCCTATCGCACCAGTGTATCCGGTTATTCCGGTGTTGCCGGTGTTACCAGTTGGACCGGTTTGACCGGTTGGACCCGTATTGCCTGTTATTCCCGTATTTCCTGTTATTCCCGTATTGCCGGTTTGACCAGTAGGTCCAGTAGGACCCGTATTTCCAGTTATTCCAGTTGTTCCAATTTGACCAGTTGGACCGGTTGGACCAGTGTAACCAGTGTACCCAGTTGGACCGGTTGGACCAGTTATTCCAGTAATACCTGTCTGACCGGTTTGTCCTGTCGGACCTGTTGGTCCTGTATGTCCAGTAATACCAGTTATTCCTGTCTGACCAGTTGGTCCAGTTGTTCCTGTTGTTCCAGTGATTCCAGTAATACCTGTCTGACCAGTTGGTCCTGTCGGACCCGTTGTTCCAGTTGGACCCGTTGTTCCAGTAATACCAGTTGGACCAGTGACTCCAGTCTGTCCAGTTGGACCAGTGACTCCAGTCTGTCCAGTTGGACCAGTGACTCCAGTTATACCGGTTGTTCCAGTCTGTCCTGTTATTCCAGTCTGTCCGCTTGCCCCACTTGGACCTGTTATTCCAGTATGTCCAGTGATTCCAGTATGCCCTGTCGAACCTGTTGGTCCTGTCGGACCGGTATATCCAGTATGTCCAGTCTGTCCAGTGATTCCAGTTTGTCCTGTCTGTCCAGATATACCTGTTGCACCTGTTGCACCTGTAACACCTGTTGCACCTGTTGCACCTGTAACACCGGTTGCTCCTGTTGCTCCTGTTGTGCCTGTAATACCAGTTGCTCCTGTAACACCAGTTGCTCCTGTAACACCTGTTATGCCTGTAATACCAGTATAACCAGTAACACCTGGTGGTCCAGTAGGTCCAGTCATACCAGTCATACCAGTTATACCAGTATGTCCTGTAACACCTGGTGGTCCAGTAGGTCCAGTTGTTCCAGTAGGTCCAGTTATGCCGGTAATGCCTGTTTCGCCGGTAATGCCTGTTTCGCCGGTAATGCCTGTTTCGCCGGTAACTCCAGTAATGCCTGTTATACCGCTAATACCTGTTATGCCTGTCACGCCGGTTTCTCCAGTAATACCTGTGATACCAGTAATACCTGTTATGCCGGTTACACCAGTAATACCAGTAATACCTGTGACACCCGTCATACCTGTGACACCGGTTGCACCTGTTGCACCTGTTGTGCCTGTTTCTCCTGTTTCTCCTGTTGTGCCAGTATCACCTGTATTGCCAGTCATACCCGTAACACCTGTTATGCCCGTGACACCCGTCATACCTGTGACGCCCGTGACACCCGTCATACCGGTGACGCCCGTCTCTCCTGTCATACCTGTAATACCTGTGACGCCGGTTTCTCCTGTGACGCCGGTCATACCAGTCATACCAGTCATACCCGTGACACCGGTTTCTCCTGTGATACCTGTAATACCTGTTATGCCTGTCTCACCGGTGATACCTGTTATGCCTGTGACACCTGTTATGCCTGTCATACCTGTGACACCTGTTATGCCCGTCTCTCCAGTCATACCTGTGACACCTGTTATTCCAGTCATACCCGTGACACCTGTTATGCCAGTTATACCTGTTATGCCTGTTTCGCCGGTTATACCCGTCTCTCCGGTGATGCCTGTTTCGCCGGTTATACCAGTCATACCCGTGACACCGGTTTCTCCAGTCATACCTGTCTCTCCGGTGACACCTGTTATGCCTGTGATACCTGTTATACCCGTCTCTCCGGTGACACCCGTCTCTCCGGTGACACCTGTTATGCCTGTTATGCCGGTGACACCCGTCTCTCCGGTGACACCCGTCTCTCCGGTTATACCTGTTATACCTGTGACACCGGTTTCGCCTGTTATACCCGTCTCTCCAGTGACACCAGTCATACCTGTCACACCGGTTTCTCCAGTCATACCTGTCACGCCGGTTTCGCCTGTTATACCCGTTACACCGGTTTCGCCGGTTATACCCGTGACACCGGTGATGCCCGTGACACCGGTTTCTCCCGTCATGCCCGTGACACCTGTTTCTCCTGTGATGCCCGTCACACCTGTTTCTCCTGTCATGCCCGTAACGCCGGTTTCTCCCGTTATTCCCGTCACACCTGTAATACCCGTCTCTCCAGTGACACCCGTCTCTCCAGTCATACCTGTCACACCTGTAATACCTGTCTCTCCAGTGACACCGGTTTCTCCCGTCTCGCCGGTAATACCAGTGAATCCAGTTATACCTGTTATACCTGTTTCTCCTATTTCTCCTGTCATGCCCGTCACACCCGTCTCTCCAGTGACACCCGTGACACCGGTTTCTCCAGTCATACCTGTGACACCTGTTTCTCCCGTCTCACCTGTCATACCCGTGACACCCGTCTCTCCCGTAATACCAGTAACACCAGTATTTCCGGTATCTCCCGTCATACCGGTTTCTCCAGTCACACCCGTCTCTCCAGTCATACCAGTAACACCAGTATTTCCGGTATCTCCCGTCATACCGGTTTCTCCAGTCACACCCGTCATGCCGGTGAATCCAGTCACACCAGTCATGCCGGTTTTTCCAGTCACACCCGTCATACCAGTCACACCAGTCATGCCGGTTTTTCCGGTTGGTCCTGTTTTTCCTGTTGGTCCGGTTGGACCTGTAAACCCTGTCAATCCATTAATTCCCGTATAACCTGTGGGACCAGTACTACCATTTTGAATAGACATTTATATATAATATAAACATTAAACATATGTTTATACTGGATTTTACCCTATTTATAGAAATGTAATATAGACTCTATTTCTAAAAATGAATATGTCTACCGAATTTACATATAGACGTTTGCAAAGACACATTCTAACAATAGTTGCAAATATATAAATTATATGGTGTCTTGTGAGGTCGTAAAATCGGAAGTGGTTGAGTATAAGATTGTGTACCAGTTAATGGTTTTCGATTTACTCTAGAATTTGTTCCAGTGCATAAAATAAATCTAGAACACTGCGAAGGGTTGTTTCTCTGCATGCCAAATATATTAACACTGTTTGATGGTGTTAATTTTGTATAATCATCTTGTTTCGTATTCAGTATAGTATTTTCAAGTGTGAATGCTTTGTAATTTATATATTGTCCTGCATCAATAACCGGTGCTAGATTTTTTGCCTGGTTTTGAAGTTCCACTGCAACTCGTTTATACTTAATATAGTCGCTCTGAGACATTGCAGTATATAATATAGAAATATTATCTAACATATAACGTCTCTAAGAAACCCCGTTTTTATACAACTGTTCGCAAATAAATGAAAAAGACCAATTCGCATTATTTAAATCTACCAGATTACCTCGGTCGTTTAAAAGTTTAATTGTCATTCTATGTATGTTTACTGGTCCAAAATACAGTCTCTGTTGATTTTGCAAAGATCCACCAAATTCCACATAAACACTTCCAATTGACATTCCCGATGTTTTTACCGGTATAATTCCAAATATATCTTGTACAAATGGACCGCTCGAATAACTTCTCGCTTTTACTATTTGAGACTGCACTTGTTGATTAAATGCATACAATTGTTGTGCCGTATATGTAATTCCAGGACTACCGTAATCTGCCGGTCGTGCTATCAGTTTTCCTGTCACTGGATCGCAAATATTTACATATGGTCCCGGGTCGATAGACGTTTCTTGATTTGTAATCGTAACCAACCCGTCATTCAAATGATTTTGCACATAATCGTCTAACATAATCAAAAAATAGTTGTATAGATTTGTGCTTACGTTTGTATCTCCTATTAAATAACATGCATTCGGTAAATTTTGTAAATAGTAAATAGATGGATTTGTTGTTCCGCTAATATCAATTATATCTACATAATCTGATAACGCATAAGATATTTGATTGCGATACCCTAGTAACCATCCTAATGTACTGTCCCAAGTTGCATTCTGGATAGAGGTTGTTGTGTTTCTAGAACTATTTGAAAAACACGTTGTAAAACTATATGGGTCGTAAAATACCAAAGTGTAATCTTTGGTAGAAAATACCTTATTAATGTTAAATCGTATTTTTAAAAACGTTTGACCGTTTGTTGATGGATAGGTAGAAAACACCGTTCCTTTTGCAATTGTATTTTGTAACTTAGTATTTATCACGTTCAGCAAATCATTTATTGCATATGTTGTTCCGCCTCCATTTATACTGGTATCAGGTATCTTTATGGTTATCAAATATGCATTATTTGAAGAATTGAAAACATCAACCAGGTTCGAAGGTCTTAAATAAAATATGTCATTGACATTCTTAATAATTGTAATTTGGTTTGTTTTAATAGATGATTCACTTGTTATTGTATAATTATTGTTTGAATAGTCAGTTAAATTGTAACTTGAATCAAACGATAGCGAACTCCATATATTTTTGTCTTGTATAGGACTAAGAGTTAATCTATAAAACGATTGATTAATGTGCGTAATAATACTCAATTTCAATGTAAACCCAGTACTCACATTGTAAGTGACATTTGACCCGACCAGAGGGTATAATCCAGTAACCGGGTCTTTATAATTCGTAATTACAGTATTTAAATAATTCGCCAAAATTGCACCGTTACTGTAGACAGTTGAAGTGACAAACCGTACAACAAACGATAATGCGTTACGATTCCCATTTGAAATTGGTTTAATATAAATCACAGCAGATGCGTCAAATGTTACACTTGTAAAGGCATAAATCGGATTATTATAACTATTTGATGCCGCAATATTGTTTGGTTCATCTAGAATATTAAATAACGAATGTAAAACGTTTCCGGGTGTCGTATAAATACTATAATCCTTGTTAAGAAACGTATTATCTATCTGCGTTTTAAAATTTAAATAACTCGTTACCGGGTCTGAATTAAATGACGCCTTCGCGTTGAATCCCGATGTAGTGACTTTCTCTGTGAATGCAGTCGAAATCCGATTGTTTGTTGTGATTATAAATGAATCCAATGTGTAAGTTCCATTAGGTATTGTAACGGGTATATTGTTATATGAATTGTCGTATCCACTCGCATAACATATGTAATTCAACGTTGTATTCGAAGAATCATATGAAGATTGTAATATAGGACTCTCTGATACAATTTCATTAAATTCACATATAACATTATTTGATGCATCCGTTACGGAATCGGAGAATGCGAAAAGTGAAACAGAAGTATAAAACAAAGAATCCTCAGAGTTATCATATGGGAATACAGCAGCAAGTTTTAAATTCGATACTATCGGCGATTTATATTTATTCAATTTACAATTAAATTTTACATAAGAATATCCGTTTCCATACTGCAAAACATTTGAAATATCCACTAATGTGCAACTTGTAAAATCGCTATCGAAGTTCGTATTGTTTTTCAGCGTCGTATTTAACAAACTAACCACATTTGATATTGTTATCTGAGTAATTCCAGATAAATCAATATTTACTGTTATTGGAGTATAAGATACGTCCGCGGTCAAATAACTTGCTCCTATATATGGCACAATTTTGAAACTCGTTTTCGTAGTAGTAATTGGAAATAAATCATCGTTAATAAGAGTCGAAAAAAATGGATAAGAACAAATAGAACTGCAATAGTATTGTTGATTATTAAATCCAAGATATCCAGCGATTGTTGTTAATCTAGTTGTATCGTTCAATGGTGTGCTCCATATTGGAAAATCGAGTGAATAATTACTCTCATTGTATATTTTGGTTATATCGATTTGAAGTGCACATTTATTCGTCCCACTACTGGTGTCATTTACTCCATTGTTATATATTGCTTGCGTCGTTCCAAAACTTGCATCTGTGTAAATTGCTGCGGTATTTTGAATTGCGGCGTTTACTGCGTTTGTTATACCAGAAGGCGTATAATTACCAGAAGGAATTGTAATCTTGTAATCGTGCAATCCGTTATTAATGCCGGGTGTGTTTCCTTTTAAATAGAAAAAATTACCTCCGAAATCGCTATTCACTGTATACCAAGTATATGGGATTTGAATCGAATATAGACTAAGCGAAACCACATCTCTGAGAGGTTCGGATAAATCAAACGTGAAACTAGTAGATGGCGAATTTTTCTGTGAATTTCGATATTGACTATCAATACTAATAATCCGTTTTATTGTCTGTTTTAACAACGGATTTAAACTATCTTTCGAATAATCGAGTTGCTTCGTTAACTTCACGTTATCTTCTTTGGGCGTGACCATATTTCCCATATTCGCAGTTCCTATTACACCATTCCCTTTCTGTGATAATTCGGCAGAAGAAAATATGTTCTCTGCTTTCACATTACCAGGTAATGGCGTTCCTATCACACCCGAATTGTACGTATTGCCATTTCCAACGATAACTGCATCCACCTTGTACGTTTGAAACCCTTCTTTCGCGTTGTCACTTTCCGAGTCGTCCTCTTCGTTGTTTTCGAAAAACCGATTATAAATATCAATAAAAAACTGCGATAATTTATCGCCAGATTCATTTCCAAAATTGTCGTATTTTCGAACCATGCTTAGCACTTTCGCTTCTAATTCGCGGTCACTCGGGTTATTTAAATCTAATATCTGATATAATTGTTCATCGGTATATCCATTTACATTATATTCATCTTCCATCGTGTTGATATATAAACGCTTATAATTGACGTTTATATATTTTCCGTATTGAAACGTATTAACGTCTAGTCGTGTTTCCATTGACCTTCAATAACCCAAAATACGACTAGACATTATGTCGCAGTTGCCATCCGCGATTTAAACATATCGCAAACAGATTCAATCAAGTCGAATCCAAGCAAATGAGATTTATACTGCAGTTTCATTGGGAGTTGTGTGATTCCTTGTCCGCGTTTCGAATGATTAATCCCTCGGAAACAAATCGCTTCCAACAATCGGATTATTTCCATTTCGTGTTCCGTCATGTCCTCTCTATCTATCCGCCATTTTCCAATATACACAAACCGATTGTAATTTTGAACCGAATGCACAGAATATTTCCCCGCAACTGGATGATTCTTTATCAATCCGATTCCCATAATTTTATCTTTTTCGTTATTCATTTCCAAAACAAACACGTTACTATCAAGTGTTATTCGAGAGGCAATCTGTATCGGGGTTGCGTATATACACTTTGCATTCGGATTTGTTTGTCGAATCTTGCAATTCTCTGCCCAAGTAAAATTATTGAATCGTGTTGTTGCCAGCGTGTTTCGGAGAGTTTTCTGGTAAGTCCGTATTCTTCTACGGAGTTCTTTTTGTTCTTCTTTACTCTCTGGATGATTCATTTGCAATTGATTCTTTTATGGTTATCTTCATACATTCTCATACAAATTTAAATCAATTTTCTTACGAGTCGACCGTAGTAGGGTACCGCGCATATTATCGACGTTTGTCCATACTCAGATAAATAAATAAAATAATAATAAAATCTATAAATGGATTTAACTAACGGTAACGATGAAGAAAACCAACTCGTAGCAGTATCAAACAATGAACCCACTCAACCGATTGCTATCGAATTTGAAGATTTTTATACAAATGTTGAAACGACCAACTGGAATTTTAATGAAATGTATATCCGAAGTAATAGTCCAATGGCATCAAATTGCAATAGTGATGTAGAAACCGACAATCAAGATGACAAAAATACACTTATGTCATCCTCTCAATTTGTAAGGAAAATCATTCAACGAAACAATGAAGGGTTCTTACATGATGATCATTTCCCCCAAGATATAAACTACGACTTCAATCCCAACAAAAGATACAAAAAATTCACCTACGAAGATGTTGAAAAATCATTATCTCAATATTACGATAAAAACGAAAACAATTTTACCGAAACGGATCTACTCATAACCTATTTGTCGGGTATGCGGTCTATTTATGTCATATCCAAAACGATTACACAACTTAAATCCTATTCCGTTTCCATGACGACGATTTCGATCACTATTTGTTTAGCAGTGATTGCACCTATTATAAAAGACATGTTCTGGGGCGCATACCTAATAAGTACTGGCAATGCATTCATAACCATATTAATATTCCTATCGCGATATTTAAAGTTCGATTCGAATTCTGCCCAGTATGCTTTTATGGCAAAACAATTTAATAAACTGGAAATTCGAGTTGAACATGAAAATTCGCTTGAAAATCCTTCCTCTCAAAAAATGCGCGATATCGAAACGACCATGATGGAAATGAACGAATATATACAAGAATTAATACCAGAAGAAGCAGTGCAACTGTTTCCACTTATTTATAGAACCAATATCATGCAATTTATTAAAAAAACGGAACTGTATAGGAAAAATCTCATTATTCGGTTTCGAGATATAAAAAATGAGATTCATTATATTCTTTATAGATGGAATTCGGTTGGCGATGATATTGACAAAATAGATAAGAAACTTCAAGCAAAAACCCCACAACAAGAACGCGAAAAAAACCGTATTTTATATTTGATGAACCTAAAAGAGAAAACAAAAAAGGAGTTAATGCAGTTTAAAAACATTTATATTCAAATTAACGAATTATTTAAAAAGGAAATACGGTATGCCGAGACCCATCAAAGTTGTTTTGGGTGTTCCATCGTATTTAAACCCGACTATGAAGTCGATAAATTACATCCAATTGTACGCGATTACTTGAAATTGGTAATGCTAGATTAACGTCTAGACTTTAGACATTAGAGAAAATTCATCGACAATGCAGACGATTCGGTACACAAATCCAGAACCAAGGAGATGGCAAATTATATACAACTTTCACATTCTTTCCGTCTTCAAACCTCGTCAAGATATACTTTGACATATCCGAATCATTCCAATCAATCTTGACAATGATTCGTTTGTATTTGTTTGAATCTTTAAATGGTATTTCAACAACGCCTTCCAACTTTCCAATATTTAATTTTTCAAACGCATTTATAATAAGCGATTTAGGAATGGACGAGTCAATCCTCGGAATACATATAGAGTTTTGCACTATGGACATTTTATTCGATTCTATAATATAATTTGAATTTGTTTTATATTGATTTCGAATCATTCTAAAACCGAAATCAATTTTGTTCCATCCGTAAATAACCCCGCGTATAAACCGCATCATGTCAAATCGACCAATTTATTAAATGAATCGCGAAAATACATGGCAAATAATAAATAAATCAACATCCCGATTCGATCCAAAATGGATAGAAGAAGAAGAGACTCTTTTGAATTGGGCAGAGAATCCGAACTTCGAAAAACAACCTCTCAGTCAAATAGAAGTAAAATTTGTTTACGTAAATTCGCAAGAGTCGTTCGATGCAAAAGTAGAAAATATTGTTGCCGGTATTTTACATACATCAATACAACTTAAACCCCACGACAGATTTTCTATATTACATAAATCCGTTTTATTCGATAAAATAAATGAAGCGAAAACGCCAAACACGTTATTTGATAATGACATGTGTAATAAAAATAAATGGTTAGAAAAGTTGTATATGTTCGATAGTGCAGCAATATATTCCATCCCAAATTACAATGAACAAAACGACCAATTTGATCTCAAAGTGGCATTTAACCCATTGAACTTTTCAAAAGATATTGCAAAAATACATTGTTCTCTAAGTGTTTTCCATGACTTATATGAAATCGTTGTTATTATGAGAGAGATAAAAAATACGATTGGGTTGAAATCCATCATAAAAGACGGAACAAAAATAGCAAAAACGAAAAAGGTCCGAATATCCGATGATTTGCCAAAAGAATACATTTTTTCCAAGACAAAACCAGTCGCTGGAAAAAGACGTACAAAAAAGGCACATCAATAAATTTTGCCTACCTATTTTTTCGATAATAATTCGATTTCACTTAAAACGGTTTGCACAGATGGACGTTTACCTGGAACGCTGTATACAATCCGCTCCATAAGTTCCACATATTTAGGTAAACGTGTATTCGACCGATTTACAATGTTTCTATATAATTCTTGACTCGATAAAAACACATTATCTAGCAGATTCAAATAAATAATAGACAACGAATAACTATCCCAAGTATTTGCATTCTTTCTCAAATCTTCATATAAATCCCACCATGTTCGTTTATTAATAAACTGGTCTGCGTATTCTCTAAACGCGATTTGGAAGTTCGTCATTTTAGTGGGGGTCTGCAATATATTATACAAGTATACATCACTAACAATTTTCTTTCTATTATCACCGGTTGATTCATATTTTGGTTCTCTTCCATGAATAAATACATCATATATGTGGTCGATTTCCTGCTCTGTCACTTTTTCTGTCTTCGCTTTAATAATCCCTACATGTTGGATTATATAACAGCAAATTAATATATCAATACACCAATAATCATATTGGTCAAATACAAAAAACACTACGGATAATTGTTTTTCTATTTGTAAATCGTCTACGGTCCATGATTGTCCAAAGTCGATAATGTTCGGTTCGTTTCTGTCTTTGTTGAATATTATATTGTTGTACTTCAAATCGTAATGCACTATTTTATATTTGAATAATTTCTGGATACCTTTCAATAAATGTATATGCGTTTTCCACAACTCGCGTAAAAAAACGTCTGGATTCATATTCGAAAAAAGATGTGCTCGTAAATCTTTATCTCCTACATAACGTGTTTTCATGGAAATGTAAGTGGACCCTTCGATTTGTTTTTCCGAAGTGTTTTCGAAGACTTCACATTTTTTCAAATCTTTTACCCGGTCTTTTGCGATTTTAACTTCACAACTCTTCAATACTGGTGCAAAAAAACGGGCATATCCTGCAATATGTCTTATTTTTTTAGAAATACGCAATTCATTTACAATCGACCTCTCGTTTTTCTGTATTTTAGTTATGTATTTAGTGGTTCCAATGTTTCCTTTGCATGTCAAGTTTGGACTATAAATACACCCAAATGCGCCACTATTTATCAGTTTCAATTCTTTTTTTATTCCGCCTTCTTGTTCTAAAAAATATTCTGACATTATGAATCAAATATATATTTTCCATTGTTTATATTTCATAAAAAATACATATTGTTTACACCTTTTAATGTCTAGTCGTATTTTGTGTTGCCCATACGATTATACGTTAATTATTGGACGTACCTGTTCTATTGCAAATGGAATGAAGAGTCTTTTACCTTCTTTGATATTCTCCAATAAAGATTCTTGTAATTCTTCTTGACGGTCAAGTCGTCTTCGCAAACACTAAACCTCTTGCAGTAATCCGCAAATGATTTAGATGGCGTCATGTTACTGATAACCTTTCCCTCCTTTGAATCGTGCGTAGATGATTCAATTTGCGAAAGAATGTGCTCATTCATTTGAATCAATACATTCTTGTCTATACATTCGTATTTCTTTCTCTGACAAATACCCTCTTCATTTGATGCTTCCGTCTTTTCCTTAATTGCTTTTTTGCGATAATAGTACCGTGCACTGAAATACATCTTATCTTCGACACTTCCTTCGTAACCAGACTCTTTCATTTTCACTATTTCATCTTCGATCATTGGAGCGTTTGCGTCTTTCCATGCTTTCCATGCTGCCTTGAATTCTTTGTTTTTATCTTCTAAATGCGCCGTCGCAAAATTCGCCAAATTTTCTGCAAATTCATCTGAATAATTGAAATGGTGTTGCTGCAAAACAATTTGTTTATTCAGGTCCAAACTAGGTAAACTCGACTTACGACCACGTTTGGACCGGTTCCCACATGCCTCGTCGCGTTGCAGAGGGTTTGTTTTTATTGCGTGATAAGAAGGGTCAACGAGGGCATTGCCTAAGAAGGAACTTGCCATGATACTAGGTTGAACGTTTGTAGATAACATGATTCGGTTTTATTTGAGAGGAGGGTGTATTCGTTTCGGATTACAAGAAAAGTCTTTCAATTTTTGAATATTCTTTATATCCCATAAACAATGATATAAAATTTCTATATCACAAAATATATATTTGTAGTTTGAATGTCGTCTTCTGTCGTAGTTTCTACCGGAAAGCATATGATTTGCGATTTAACAAATATTCGTAACATGACCCATCTCGAATCGATGGGTAAAATGCACGAACTATTAGAAGATATTTGTTCAAAATACGACTTCACTATATTGAAGAAAACGCAACATAAATTTGAACCACAAGGATTGACCATTTTGTATATGTTGTCCGAATCCCATATATCCATCCATACCTTTCCAGAGCAACAATATTTAGCACTCGATATTTATACTTGCAGAGACTATGAAGACGACACAGTTTACATGGAAATTTACGACAAATTGGTAAAATGGTTTCATTGTGACCGCGACATACCAACCATTATTTCGAGAGGAGTAAAACAATTTGTCAGCGTATCTTCATCGGTATCGTCCTCTCATCATTCCTGATATTGGACGTTAGGTTAGACGTTAGAGAATCATTTTCCTTCATACCTGAACATGAATATGAAATGCCGTTTATTGTATGCAACTGGTCCTTTATATGTCATATTTGTCATGTCTGTCATTATTTTGTAACCATTGCTATCCAAATACCCAATTACATTCGGAATATCATCTGCGTACATGAAATTGTCCGCATGTTTGATGCTAGTCATTTGAGAGTTTGTTGGGTATCTACATAACACAAGCATGCACATCTGACTATATGAGGTTCTCGATGTAGGTGTATTCGAAATACTTTGAAACGGACTCAACTTCGGAGAACTCATTGGTTGTACTAGGGTAGCGAGAGGACCATCCGGAATATTACTAACCGTCAATATATTCTGATACGATTTATAATAACTATTCAACATCGGTTCCAAATAAAGGGAACATATTTTGCTATTCATTGCATCAAAAGGACTTTGCATTTATATCAGCAAAATAATATAATGATTGTTGACATATAATATTCAAATCGATTGTCCCATGTCTAACCCGATTGTCACTTTCTCCAAAATTGCCAATGCCAGAACCGGTAATATTCTGTTTCAGTACCTATTTTGTGTCCGAATTTCATTGCTATATGGGCATACATATGCGGCGATAGAAGATATCGATGACCCTACGGGGTCAGAAAGGAATGATAAATGGTGTACATTGACGGATTCAAACAGGAAAGATCTCGAGATAGACGAATCGAATATACGAACCTCTCCTATTTTGTGCGAAGGGTTCTTTCAGCGCGACGAGTTTTATTTACCCATGCGCGAGAGGATACTAGAATACCTGTCGACCACGGATGATTCCTGGATTGGATTTTCCGGCAAACGCGAATATATACGCGACTTTCTGACCTCTCAACATTCCACTTCAATAACCGCAAATGATATTGTCATGTCGTTAAGGTTAGACGATTTTATTCAATTGCCCAACCCGAGAAGCGATATCATACCGCCGCGATTCTACATGGATGTTCTCGAGAAATGGTTTTCTACGGAAGGACGAGAGGATGGTCGACTCATTATTGTTGGAGATCAATTTCGCCACCATTGGGAGCATAAATACATTGAACATTTCTCGAAATGGTCTCCCACAATTGTGCAGAAAACATTATTAGAAGATTTCGCTTTAATGCGCGACTGCCCTGTCCTCATACATAGCAATTCATCCCTGTGTTGGTTTGCCAGTTTTCTTTCTTCTGTTGAGAGGAAGAGTCGATTTATTCCGGTTACTGGAACGTATTCCTCTCAACATCTAGAGGCAATCTGTCCAGAAACGGATTCGGTTGTCAAAGTTTGCCCAATGGAACATGCAGATATATATGCGCTCAATGTGATGTGCTGGCATCGCGACCTCAAATCACTTCCCTATTGTATTCCCGATGAACTTTTCTATCATACTGATAACGAGAGGTCTTGGTTATCGGTCGACAGCAAAAAATACGTGATATCGCCTCTCATTCCCGGCGATACATCGAATTATTTATTTGGGGCAGGTCAAGAATCCGACTATTACAATATGTATCGACAATCCATGTTTGCATTGACATCTAAAAAAGGCGGATGGGATTGTCTCCGCCACTATGAGATATTCGCAGCAGGTTGTATTCCCATATTCGAAAATCTAGACGCTTGTCCACCTGATACGCTTGTGTCTTTTCCCAAAGAGTTGCTTCGAGAGGCATATCGTTGTTTGTTGCCTTGGAGAAATACAGAAGAACAACGAGAGGCGTATCCCCGATTTGCCTCTCAACTTTTTGAACAGGCAAAATCGGCATGTACTGCGAGTGCAAATGCCAGTCGATTTTTGGGAGATATGTCGCACTTAGGGTCTTGTCCTCGCATATTGATGTTAGTGGGTCATCCCGGTATCAATTATACGCGCGAATTGAACTGGATTGGTATCAAACGATTGGTTGGTACTGCGGCAGTTGAATATCCACCTCTCGATTTTTTGTATGATGATTTCCCCGAATCGCGTCTCGGTGAATTGTATGGCAATGGATTTACTTATTCGAGAAGACTCGCCTCTCAACTACGGACGATTCTTACAGAGGATGAATTGATCGAATCTATCCAGCAAAAAAAATGGGATATGATTATCTATGGGAAAGTAGGACCGGATGAAACTGCGGTTGGTAGTGTGCCGAATTTGCCGTATTGGTCCCACGTGTTCAAGCGCTATAGTCGCGACGAAATCGTCTTCTGGTATGGCGGCGACGGAATGCAAGACCTGACTTACGCAAATCGATATAGCGACCATCTAGTTCGAAATAGTCAATATGCGCGTTGCTTTGTCAGAGAATTGATACGATGGAAAGGCGCATCGTTGTAGAACCGGTACGATGGAAAAGCACGTTAAAAAATGTACGATGATAACATATAAAAGAGCAGCATGAGTCGCATGTTTGCCAGCAAATCGATGTTTAGTTCTACCATGATAGGATTTGAAACAAGAAGTATGATTAATCCGGTAAGTGCAATACATCCTGTAACTAGCAGCGGCGGTGGCGGCAATACAAATATTTCTATAACATATGCAGAATTAGAATCGCTTTATTCCATACATTCCTTATATACTTCTAATTTGGCAAATAAAACATATGCGAATATTCCAGTGGATTTCTCTCAATATTTGAAATTGCGAAATATTGCCAATAATGCGGTGTTAAAATACAACCAAAATCCTGCATTGTCTATTCTATTTCAAATAACCGTGGATGGTATTACCGGCGCGATTAACGCATATGGTTTAAATACGCTGAATACCGAAACACAAGTACAGAATTTATATTTGCAAAGTATATTGCAAGAAATTATTAACGGTGTTAACGTTACAAATGCGTTCGATGAAACATCCGGTACTCTATCAATGCGACAAGATTTCCAACTTGCCCCTCTATTTCGATATTACATTTCGATGTATGGACTGCCTGCTCCTGGCGTTGGATTTGATCCAGTCAAATTATCCCTTATTTTAACTGCCATGGAAAATAGTGGGATTGATCCTTATGCATAGGCAAGGTCCATGAAAAACATACATTTTTATGATTTTTGTATTTTTTCGCACAATACACAAATACTTATTTTCATTCGTTATTCAAATCGCTGTCATATTCAATGTCCACCCAAGAACGTCCTATGTATTTTTCCAAGTATGCCGATATTACAAACGGTTTGTATACGGGGTCGGCGTTTTCCGGTTCGCTTACGATTGCGACCTCTTCTTCGACTTCGTCATCAGAAGAGTCATATAGATTTGTGTACATATTTTTTGGCGCGATAATGGGTTTGCGCGAAGGTTGCTGAACAGATACTGGGACGGGTTGCACTTTCTCTCGACGTCTGTTTTTTTCTAATAATAGAGAACAAACTCGGATATGATGACCATTCTCTTTGCAATAAGCACAAGGACGCTGCATTTTATTGATTCGGTAAAGTTCGTAATAGGTTCCAGGGGGTTCGTTATCTCCATCGTTTTATTTATAAAAAGTCTTTCAATTTTTACAGTACAACACGAAGTTTCACATTTATTATATAACGCACATAAATATTATACTCTGCAAAATATTTATAGTATGAAGACCTTCGCATTAAGTCCCGTTTTGTTATTGTTATCGAATATTGGGATGAATCACGGTTTTTGTAACCCATCAATTACTACATTTTTAAAAGGTGTTGGGTTCGATAAATACGCGTTATATAAAAACAATATTGCAGAAACATTCCATATACTCGATTCCAAGAAGCGAAAAGGTATTGAAGACCTTGTTGTGGATGGATTGATTGATTCCACCAAAAAAATATTGTCATTCGATCACGAACCTTCCGAAAAACCAAATAACAAACGTCGCAGCATCAAATCATTTCAACCCAAAACCGAAAATCAGCGCATATTTGTAGATTTGATGCGAGAGGATACAGTCGATATTATCATCGCGATTGGTCCTGCCGGCACTGGAAAAACGATGTTAGCATGTTATGCTGCGGTAGAAGCATTGTATCTCGGCAAAGTAAATAAAATCGTGGTGACAAGACCGGTTGTTTCCGTCGATGAAGAAATCGGGTTTTTGCCGGGTGGGTTGGAGTCGAAGATGGATCCGTGGACTCGCCCGATTTTCGATACTCTCCGAGAAACTTATTCTGCAAAAGAAATTGAGAAGATGACAGATGAAGGTATTATTGAAATCGTTCCTCTCGGATTCATGCGCGGACGCACATTTAAAAATGCATGGATCATTGCAGATGAAATGCAGAATTCATCTCCGACGCAAATGTTCATGTTGGCAACCCGTATCGGAGAAGGCAGCAAAATGATTATTACTGGCGATTTGAACCAGAGCGATTTGAACCCGAACTGTAACGGACTTCTCGAAATCTACGACAAAATTCGATATACCGAGAAGACAAGAGGGTTGGATTGTGTGCGTTATGTCGAATTGGATAAGGAAGATGTGCAACGTAGTCGAGCAGCAAAGATTATATTGGATATCTATGAACCACAGGTCATTCATAAACCAGAGGATATTCATAAACCAGAGGATATTCATAAACCAGAGGATATTATTCCTGTTACAATCGAATCAAAAGAAGAATCCATCTACGAACAATCCGAATTAATTGAAGATTGCAAGGAAGGCGACAAGAATACTACGATGTCTTGTCCCATACCGTCCTCTCCTGCAAAACAAGATTGGGTTGAAATTGAACAAGACGACGACAGAGATGCGGCAATGATTCCTCTCAAATATATTCGAAAAACACAGACCCGGATATTATGAAATACTTGTGTTTGTTAGTAAATCTCGATTCCGTATGGTCTGATACAAATAATCTTTGATTACATACGTTTCTACATACGAATTCCCCATAAAAATTTCACCCGCATCAATAAAATTCAGGTTTGTCCACAATATACAGATTCTGCATTTTGGGACCATCGGGTCATCCGGTTGTTCCTCTAATACATATTTACAGCAATGATTTGTCGGATATTCAAACGGGGTTTTTACCGGAATTATATAAACGCCATCATGAGGATGTGTGATTGATATTGATTGATATGCACGTTTCAGTTCGCCTATCAATCCCGATTTTATCGAGAGGAACTCTTCATAGAAAACCACCGGATGAATATAAAGCGCCAATCGTTTTTTAGTGGATAGAGATTTCCACCTCTCACAGCACCTAGCAAAATATTCCTGGTCTGATTTATTCGTCTTAATATTGCGATGATTCATCATTAGTTTGTATCCATATGCATCTCTTTCAGGACAAATCGGTCGCGGCAAATAATAGTTCGTCGTTTCTGAGTTTGGATACTTTTCGTAATATTCATTGAAGCAAAACGACTCATTACAGACCCATGTTTGAGAAGCAGGATCGGTTGAATGGTAATTGTTTGTTACGCCGGTGGTACAATTATAATTTGCCGGGTCCAAGAATTCCCGGAAGTCAGTTTGAATACAATGTTCTATGATTGGTAAACGGGATACTAACCAATCGAACGGATAACTTTCGTGTTTGACTCCGATTGATTTTAAAACACCCGCACTTGAACATCTATAACCGAGTGGAATGATTTGGTCGTAGGGTTCCATACTTCTATTTTTGATTATAGAATTCTTCAACAGATAATATTTATAGTGGTTATAATGCAAATAAATATTATTAGATATCAAAGGGTAAATGAATATTGTATCTGGGTTTATAAGTAATGTGAATCGACGGTCAGATAGGGATATATCTAAATACATAAAATATGGACTCGAATTGATGGCAGTTGAAATACCAATGACGATTTTCATTGAACGTGACATATTTGAAACCCATATATTACCGATTGTATCGCGCGAATCGTCTCCGTCGTATGAAAACAAATTTACGTATCGAGTTAGAGGTGGTGTCCTGGACGGAATACAGCAAACATTTACATATGTTTGTATCGGTCATATTACTTTTGTGTTTTTCCGTGCACGTGATTTGTTTTTATGGTCTTACCGCGGAATGGCACATAAATTCGCGTTGAATACCGGTAATCCCGGAAAAGATACAATCGAATACATGATGGTTCAGTGCCAAAAATCAGAGTGGATGGCAATTGCCTCTCAACTTTTACAAAATAAGAGAGGCGAGAGGTCGGGTAATGATAGAACCGAATATGTCTGGATAGATTTTGGCGCGTTTCATATGTTCCAAGGAAAAATAGACGTGTTCCAGTCCGACTTGTATAAGATGCGGTCGAGAATAAATAGGCGTCTTCTCCAATCTGATGCGGATGTTTCAAGACTGATTTTTGCCAGATGTTGGGATCCCAATCATGTTTACTATGGCGATATTTATAAAGATGTAAACTGGTTGTTTGCAGGGTCCGTGTTCGGCGGGGGGTCTATATCCATAAATCAGTTTGCCTTACGTGTGCGCGAGAAGTGTTTTCAAGTGTTGAGAGAGAAGAATACTCTCATGTGGGAGATTAATATATGGGTACTTATCTATCGAGAGTGTCCTGAACTTTTTGCACTTTATCCCAGCGACCATTCCGAAATACTATTTCGTGGATATAATTGATATATGGAATGCCAAAAATTGAAAGACTTTTTATTCTGATAGGGTTGTTGATAGATTTAACGCCCCCCGATATTATTCAAACGACAACGTTTTCGATTACAATGACAACTGCTCAATTGACCGTTTCTCGTGTGAACCTTCCATACGATGTGATTAATGTCATATTTGATTTTCTTTCACATATGACAGAAAATGGCGAATCCGGTTATTACCTTGAAGTGACCCCCCAAGGCAAAATCAGATTGATGCTTCGACCTTCTTTCACCGGCATTCACGATATACATGTTTTCAAGCGAAATGCAGTTGCGCAATATGTGCAACTGACTATTCAGCAGTGGACTCCGAATGGAGAACCGGCACCTTATTGTATAGTCGATGCCCTCAAACAACCGCATCGAATTCATACGCAAGATGCAATCGAGCAAAATTACAAAAATGGATTTATTTCTGACAGCAATTGTTACACCTATTCTGATCCGGAGACGGGCAGTCGTCGATTTGCCTATGTCGAGTTGCGCAATTATTACAACCAGGGAACTACTACTTTCCATCAGGGATGTGTTTATGATGAGAAAAACAATTCGTACCTCATTGCCGAGGGTGGCACGAAACTAGACGGAACCATGAAAATTATAGTGAACCCGTTGAATATGATTTGGGATCTTGATGACGATGACCACTGGGCAGACAATTTGGATGCAGCAGAAACACTTCTTGCATTAGGTAACATGGAAGACAATGAGTTTGACGACTTTGTACCCCTGCAAATGTATATGTAGATGTATGTATCCCCTATCTACCATTAACGTCTAGTCTGCCGGAGGCAATGGGCAAAAACCCATACGACTAACGTATATGACTAGTAGTGTTTTCCGTTGCTATAAGATAACTGCCTGAAGGGCAGTTATTGAAGGGCAACACAAAATACGACTAGACATTAATGTTCATTCATGTTGAAAATAAAAACCCCACAAAAAATAAAAAACACCGACAAAACCCACAAAAAATAAAACCTTTTTTATGTGAGACCGTATTTGAGAAAATTATACAGTCGGGAAAAAAACCCAGTCCAAATCATCACACACCTTCTTCCAAATCATATCCTGTTCATATTGTTTATCGCGGTCCTTCATCATCGGAATATACGGCAAATATTGCGTCTGATTCAACAGCACACATAATTGATACAACGTATATGTATAATTGAAAAAGTTATTACGGTCGGGAGGACAATGGATTGCCCATGGTCTTTGAATTTCCACAAATAAGACGCATAATGTTTCGTGCAGTTCTTCGCTCATTAACGGCGGATTGATTCCCAGAATGGAATTGATATATTGAATGTGCTCGAAATACCGATTCAAATCAATCGTTTTTAATATTTCGCGCATTTTCTCATAAGTGATGGTTTTGATATCGGTGATTCGCTCTTTGCGAATACGTGCCTTGATTTGTTCAATCACTTCATCCGGAATCTGTGTCGTTTCTTTTGCCTGAAACTGCGACAAAATTTCCTTGAAATGGTTCAGTTTGACATACGCAGTATAACTGACTTCATTCGGTGGTTCCTTATTCGATGGTTTCGAATTGTCCACCACATGCATCACGAAATTCCCACATTTCATATTATTGCAAATTAATATGCCTTCTTCGTCCTGCGGGATTAATTCGCCTTTTTCACAGATTTCACACCGGTCCGATGGTTGCATCCAATCTTTTATATTGACCGCGTCGTCCCCCACATTTTTCCAGTATTTCTGATAATATATTTTTGCCTGATTGTATTTGGTGTTGGCAGGGTCGGATGCTTCTTCCGTCGTTGCCTTAATACGGAAAAACGAATTGACTGCGTTTGCATTCTGGTTATTGTCCCCCGAAGATATTTTCTTCTTGTCTTCGAAATAATGAAAAATGTATTTCGAATTATCCAGCAAATATTCATTGCGCTGGGATTTAAGTTTCTGTATTTTCGATTTGATCGTTTTGAGTTTGTCCTGGATTTCCATTCGCGCATCGACTTTGTTTTCAGGCAAAGTTGCAAACTTATGCTTCCATTTCCGATATTCTTCTTTTAACTTTGGTATCGTCGTAGTTTCGATTTCGTGGAATTGATTCAACATATCCGTGTGTTTTTCGTCGATGGTTTTCGCATTGGGTTGTGGTTTGGTACTCTTTTTGGATGACATGGACGGAGTTCAAAAGGAAGACGTTTATATTAAAAATGTTATAATATAAATGCAATATCAATATTTATGCTGTTTCTTTCTTGGATGTTTTACGTCGTTTACATTGCTCTTACCTGAATCATAGATTTTACGTTTAGTGCATCTTCCTCTGTGACGCGCACGGTATATAACCCGGGTTGGTGTTTTTTTGCGTTATCGCGCACGAAAATTGCCACTCGGGTCAATTTATACTGCTTGCAAATAAAATCGAGACATTCGTTCGCATAGTCGATAAGGTTGTCAATTTCCGAAAACATTCCAAGCATTTTTTCCGTTTCGTCTGTATCGGTATTCTGTGTTGGATTCTGTGTTGGATTCTGTGTTGGATTCTGTGTTGGATTCTGTGTTGTATTTGCATTTATTTCTCTCAATAAGTTCACGAATCTTGTCAGGATATCACTCATTCCGAAAACAACTGTCTGGACCACTTGACCAATTTCGAGTTTCTTGTTGAACTGTTTTGCCTCTCTCGACAATGCGGATTTGAATCCTTCCTTCGTGATTTTTTCTGTCAAATACTGGACCCGAAGTTCCAAATTGTTCTGAATTGCATCCGGACGATACCTTGGCAACACGCGATTCGCAAAATGTTCAATACTTACTGCATAGTCTAATATTCTGACTTGAATCATTTGTTTCATTTCGCGTGAAATGGGTTTAAGACCGCGGTGTTCTCTGTCGCTATTGCTTACTGTAATGGTTATTAGATGGAATAGAACCCCGTGGTATTGGTCAGGTTGCATTGCATTGCAAGGCATGTCCAAAATATTACGAACATTCGTTCCCATTCTGCGCTGGTATTCGAAATAGTGAGGATTGTGAAAATGTCCGGTTTCCAAATGCCCTGTGCGCCAATTGAATGCGGTCCTGCATTCCGTACACCACATTTGATCACATCCATCGATTTTGAAAATACCTGTACCACATTGAGGACATGGTTTCGTGTCTTTTGCCAGTAATTCTGCGGTTGCCACATCATCCGGATTACAAACATGATCGTCTTCTTCTTCTGATTCCGATGAAATTTTCGTCGTATTTATTTTAGGAATATTGCATTTCGGACAAGTATATACATTGCAAATTCCACATTTCCACTGCTGACTCAAGAACCCGCGGCAAGATTCAATCGGACATGCGCGAATAAACTGGGTGCGTGCGCGTTTTGATGCCTCGCCCAATTGACCAGTTCGTCGCAAAGTTTCTAATATTTCTGCCGGATCTGCGCCATCAATATGATTTGCCATTGCGACGGTTCGGTCTTCCGGGGTCATGGTGAGAAGACGCCGAACAACTTTTTCGCGTTGCTGGACCTGTATATATTCGGTTCTTTCTTTTTCGTATTCTATTCGAATTTGTCTAGTTTTTTCTACCAGTTCTTCTGCATTTATATCGGAAAACATTTTTGGCATAGTCTGATGCAATGATAGTAGTTTCTTATTTTCTCTGATTAACGTGCTCAGATAACGCGCGTTTGCCAGTTTCGAATTTATTTTATCTTGGATAATTCGAATTTCTTGACCCAACTTATACATAATTCGGCGTTCTTCGATTACTTCTATCGTGGTAGGAAACAGTGCCATTTCGCGTTCGTAAAATACCTTTTCCAAGTGAGCACGAAGATCGTTATTGACAAATATTGGTAGCAATATTATATTCTGCTGTGCACGCGTCCAGGTTTTCTTGCAATTCATACATTTGGGGTCGTTTTCATTGAGTACGTACTTTCGCACACATGTACGACATGGATTAAATTTACAGTAAGGACAACAGGTTTCTTTCGAAGGAGTTACCTTTTCGTCGCAAATAATACAGATTTGGGTTGACATGTTGGTTAAACTATTACGATTTTATGGTGTCTTACGTTTATTTATTTTATTGATTTCAATTTTCAATGCCTATGATACGGAATCTGCCTCCTCTGCCTCTTCTTCATCTTCGTCGTCTTCTTCGTCTTCTTCGATCCTTTGATTTATCTCTTCTTCATCCAAATCTGTGTCATATTCACTCGAATGATCTTGTATTACTTCTTCTTCTTCCTCTTCCTCTTCGTCATCGGCGTCGTTTTCAACAAATCTAGATATTATTTCCCTCGTATTTTCTTGAATACGTGAGTTCTCCTCATAAAATGCATCATAGTTTAACTGAGTTGGACTTTCCATTAAAAAATGCGCATTCGGAACCAGTGTATTGCCGGAAGAAAATGGAAGTTGCAATAAGCGAAATGGAGTAGTAGGGGACCTTGCTTCTCTGTCTAAGTGTAAGAGACTACTTAAAGGTAATGGAGACTGTGGCGCGTTTTCGGACCATTCTATTTCGGATTCGTATATTTCAGAAGGAAATTCGGGTTCTGGTATTGGTTCCATATAAGTATTCAATGAGTCGCCGGTTTCAATATACCTATCAAACACATCTTCGTCATAAATATGCGTTTCCATATATTTCAACTTACAGTAATTTGCATGTGATATAGTTTCAGTAATGTACTTTGCGGGTTGTTTAATATACTGTTGTGTTGGTGAGAATGGATTCGAATCTAGAGGCACGTGAAATTCGACTTCCATCTTCTTTCCATAATTCGGATTGTTCTCTGTAAAATGTTTCAGTTTCAAGTCTAGTTGTTTTGCCGAATATTTACGCGTCATGGAAGAAAACGAATAACGTTCGAGAAGATAAATCTTTAAAAAAGGGCGCATTGTTTCCACTAATACGTTTTGCGGAAACCCTTTTGCGATGTTTATTTTCTTTGACATTTTGTGCAATCGCAGCATATCGTCTACGTCTTGTGCCAATTCAGATATATTTGCGGTCTTCGCATATTGATCAATTGCCAGATCGCGCAATTCTGTTTCGTGTTTTCTACGAAATTCAAATGCATTAAATTCGCATCGGAAAAACTTTTCCAGCATTTCGTGGATACGCAGATGGTTGGTTCTGAGAGATATGTAAATATTAAATAGATCGCATTTGGATAGCAATCCATTTGTATACGGGTTTTTAATATAGAGAGGTTCTAAAAACATTCCCGACTGGTGTGTTATTGCGTCGACTACAATACGCGCCAAATTATGCAAAGAAAATAGATATATACCATTCGGGTGAACCAGTTGGAAGGTTAACGGGTTTTTCGGGTCTAATTCGTTCATGTAAAGGTCCGTCTGTATGCGCATCGGGGTTTTACTGATTTTCCATATTCTTGCGAGTTTGGTGAATGCCCAATAAATCTGTTTGAATTTGCAAAAATGATTGATTAGTTCCTCTCGTATTTTAGGAGAAGAGAACCTATTATCGAGTTCTTTGATAAGTTGTTTTATACGGAATGTGTTTTTCGAAGAAAAAAGTGGGATCGGACGTTTACACATGACATATAGCAATAATCTCGAGGTATATATTTCCGGAGAAACACGCTCGATTATCTTTTTCCAAATATTAATTTCTTCTATTTTTTCGCATAATTCCTTCGTTGAACCGTCTGTGGTAATTTGGAATAGATCGATATCTTCTGGGTTTTGATATCTTGGAATCGCGTACCTGGACTCATTCGAGTCGAATCTTTGTATTATACGTTTTGCAATCGTTTGAAATATAACATCTATTTCAGGTGGGATCGGTTGGTGAATTTTATATTTCATATTGATATTCATATTGATATTAACATTGACATTAACATTGACATTAACATTCATACCAATAAAATGTTTATGTAGTTTGGTTTCTTTTTCGGACATTCGTCTAGTTGCATGGGGATTTTCCCATATGACCAGACGTTATAGTTCAATAATATGCACATAATAAACCCATAATCCCAATCCAACCAAACACTTTGCAAATAAATCCAATATATTCATTACAATATTCTTCGTTTCTTCATCAAATAAATATACGATTCCGTATAAAGACCAAATAACAAAATATAAATAAAATAATGTTCTATTTGCCAAGTTATATTTCGGCATAACATATTTCCAATAAATCAATCCAAACATGGCAAAAAACGGTATAAATCCAGCAATGTTCGCAGTTGTCCTATCAAGCGTCTGAGTTTCGCCTAAATATCCAGCATATAACATGGCATAATTCAGCAAAATCACAAATAACAGGATAGGAAGATGGACGGTTAGGTTGATTTCACTTGAGAGGACAACACAAAGTGCTAGTAACATCAATGGGGTTGTGATTGACCAATCGATATACCGCGTTTCGACGATTTCTCTGTAATTGATTGGTGAATTTGTTTTCTCGTATGTATCGATTTTGGAAGTGAACACTGAATAAAAATACCCCGCAACAATCGAAATACATGTTTCTAAGTTAAGCACATGTCGAACTACTGGACTCTTTGTTCGCATTGCTTCTATGAACGTAATTGTTGCGGTGGTGAGCAGCAAAATATATGTGATGGTGAATGAAGTTTTGATTTTGGGGGATATTTTTGTGGGTTTATTTTCGGACATCAGATTCTATATACATATTCTATATCGAATAATCCATGAAACTATGGTTTTCATGTAGATTGGATGAGTTTATTCGGGGTATATTAAATATTGAAATTGCGATATTGATTCTACTTGCGGGATTTAATTTACGTCGCGAGATTATGATGTTCGTATTGCAAATAGTTGATGTGTTTAACCAACGGGCACTGTCGGAACATTCTGATATTATTCCCCATGAACCAATCGTTCATGCTTTCGCATGGAATTATACGGAGAATCGCATACCATTCATTCCGTATGTATTACGCGCAGATGCGCAATGGCATATTGTAAAAAACGCTTCCCCCGCGGAGAAATGGTATATTGGTCTTGTCATTGAAGTGGTTGATACGAATGATGATATTGTTCTATGTTTGGATGTGTTGGTTGATGCAAAGACATACTATACGTTTCCAATGGAGACCGCAAAACAATATTTGATTGATGTTGCCGAAGAGGACGAAGATGCCGTGATTCTTGCCGCGGACATAGAATTTCATCTTCGATTAAATGGCGTACATGATTTACCCGACTTTCCAGTTATTGTGAAAACGTATTGGATTCGGATTATCCAGCGTACATGGAAACGCATCTATTATACGAGATTGAAGTTGCGTGGCGGGTTAAATGCGCAACGTCAATTTGAATTATCTGGTAAATATGGTTATCTAGGCAGTGGGTTGAGAGGCATGTTTTTGTCCACTAATGCAGTGTCATCAAATATAAAAACTGATTGATATCGCCCAATATTTCATCTCGAATATTGAGAAGGTCGGTGTCCCTCGTTTTATCCAAACATTTATCCATGTTGATTAAATATTCACGATATTGATATATTTGGTCTCGGAATGTGCGCGTGGTTTTTGTATCAACAATCGGTATTTTCGAATTGATATATTTGATGCGGTCTTCCTTTTTACCCATCAAGGTTTCCACGAATTTATCTATATGTCCGCTTAATCGTTCGTGCAATTCATCGGTTGCTTTATGCTGTGAAAAAGAGTGGGTATTCCAGTGATATAATTTAATGGTGTTTAACATTTCGATGAAGTTTTCGACGATGATGGTTTTCTTTGTCGGTGATGTTGGGGATGATTTGCTACAGGATTTCAGTTTTTTTGTATTGTGGTGTTTTGAACGAGTCTGGCGCATTGAACTTAACGCATAAATTCGGTGATTCATTCTTGGTTTCCGTCTTCGTGTTAATATTTTCATTGTACGCGATATAATCTAAATGGTTATATTTTTGATATTTTATTATGGGGTATGGTTGGATTGGAAATTATTGAGTCGAAATCGTGGTACTAAAAGTGCAAATTAATTATTTGTTCGATGAGTTCTATGTCCTCTGGCGGCAAACTATAATATGCTGCTTGTACATCGTAATATTTGCTCAGAATTTTGTTGTAGATTCTATTTGTCTTGTCTTTGATTGAATCGGTTGCTGACAACAAACAACTTTTGATTACCGGTACAGCATCACCGATTCGGTTGTGTATTGAATCTCGTTTGGTATAAATGTAAAACCGTAAATACTGATTGCGGACCATTAATAACGGACGGTCCATTGAATTCTGAGAATCAATTTGGATAAATTGACTGATTACAACAAGACTTGATAGAAGATGTATGATATTCATGATGATATGTTTTGCAGAAAAATATATATTATCTATTCTACATTCAATTTTCATTTTGTTTTTTATTCAGTTTATTTGAGAGGTTGCCATTTTCCGGTTCATGAAAACCCTAACGTCTAGTCGTATGGACAAAAACCCATACGACTAACGTATATGACTAGTAGTGTTTTCCGTTGCTATAAGATAACTGCCCCAGGCAGTTATTGAAGGGCAACAAAAAATACGACTAGACATTAAGAGGGTTTCAATTTTTATGTCTTTCTTGCCTTTACTCTAGAATTACGCATTGTTCCTATACCCCCATATGAAAGACTATTTCGTTTATAACAAACCTGTGCGTTATTGGAGAAGATACTTTTCATCGAGAATGCAGGAGTAGGAGGGAGCGTTGTTGAGAATCGGAAAGGGACGGGATTCGAGAATTCTATATATCCTGCAGGCATCGTATATTATTGCATGAGGATTTATCATTTTTGCGTCTTCTCGTAAACGACCAACCCAAAAAGCGAAATATTAATTGCAAATGCAATTGAACTTGCGACTAAGAGAGAGGTGTCGACGATAAAATATCCATGCAATAACCATAACAAATTCGTTGCTAAAATGAGTGAAAGCGAATAGATTGAGAGGTCTTTGGAACTTTTGGTTATGTATGTCTTATACAATTGTGGTACAAGTTGCACACAATTGACGATTGGTGCCAATGTTGCAACTATGAATGGGAATGTTATGGGTGTGTTCATTTATATACTATTGTTGAGAGGATGATTTCATAAAAAATGGGTTGTTATTTATTATGAAATTACAATTACAAAATGATGTTGGTTGTTTATGGACTTATTTTACGAACTAGACCTGGTTTGAGAGGAGCGCCTGCGTCTCTGCTCACGAAATCGTCGGGGTGGTGAATCATACCTGTTTTGCGATAGTACGTCGTGACTGCCGGGTTGTTCATGAGAAGCAATTGTGTTTCCTGTTGGAGACCGAGAGAATTATATTCTTCGTCTTCTTCCCATAACCATTTCTCGAATTCTTCCTCGGTCATGGTGCGTTCGTTGTGCTTGTATTTTTCTTCGGATTTTCGCAGCAGTTTTATTAGATGTTCTTCGTATTTGTAAACGTCTTCGTTTTCCTGGTAGCGGAGTTGTTCTGCGAGTTTACAGTCGAGGTCGGTGTCATAGACATAGGCAAACCAGCGGTGTCCGTATTGCGCTTTTGCGGTTTCGATATTGCGTTGGATTCGTTCCTGTTCCTTGCGGTTCTTACGCTCTTCGCGTTCTTCTTGGCGTTTTTTGTTGGATTTTTCGACCTTTTCCTGGAGTTTTTTGTTCGATTCTTCGATGATTCGTGCTGCCGATTCGTTGGGTGCTTTCGCTGCGAGAGATGCCCATGTTTTCGCCGGAGGAGTTGGATTCGTTTCGCAACCCGGGATTATCTTACCATTGATGGATTGAAGGGGTTCGTGTGAATCGTAGAGTTTCGGGAATGCTGGTGAGAAGACAAGTTTGCATGTCTTTGCCGTGTGACCAGTTGCAGTGCATCGGTGGCAACGCACATTGAGAAGAACCGGACAAGTAGTCTTACCGTCTTTGGATTTCAAAGAGTGATCGGTGTTGGTTTTGCAGAAAGAACAGTATTTTGACATTGTTTGAGAGAGAGGATTAAAGAATCGCTTTGAGTAATAATTGGGGTGGTTTGAATCTGTTGTAGGATTTACATAAATGAAAAGTTGTTCAATTTTTGGGGAGACTCCTAGTCATATTGGGTAAAGAGTTGAGAGGATGGATTGTGTCAGGGTGTTGAGAGAGGATATTGCAAAATCATATTGTGTCAGGGGGTGAGAGGATGGGTTGTTTCTGGATTGAGAGAGGATATTGCAAAATCATATTGGGTAAAGAGTTGAGAGGATGGATTGTGTCAGGTGGTTGAGAGGATATTGCAAAATCATATTGGGTAAAGAGTTGAGAGGATGGATTGTTTCTAGATTGAGAGAGGAGAATCGACTCGTCAACCCACCCACTATAGACCCAATCGTCGACACCCACCACCCTCTTTCTCTATATCTCTTCCAAATATACTATAAACCCATCAAAACCCCCGTTATCGGGAAATGAGTAGGATATTGATTATTGAGTAGGATATTGATTTTTAATGTCTATTCGTATTCTGTAACCCGCCCAATGTATAATCATGTGGTTTCGAAATAAGGGTTCAATCCTCTCAAACATTTTTGAAAAAGGATTCTTGGGTAAATAGTTGAGAGGATACTAACCAAATAATCGGGGGTGTATTGGTATTGCAACAGGATGCTCTTTATATTCGCATCGAATGCTATGTTTACACCAGGATCTCCCCCCACCACCGCAAATATTATATTGCTTCGTGTGAAATGAACATTCGGCAATCTATTCGATATCGGGAAATGAGTAGGATATCGATTTATCCGAATAGGTTCAATCCTCTCAAACAAATCTCTCGAACAAATCTTTGAAAAAGGTTTCTCAGATAAATAGTTGAGAGGATGATCACCACAAACAATCGGGGTGTATCGATCCCTGCAAAAACTATATATTATCTTGGGCACAATCCTCTCAAACAATCCTCTCAAACAACCTTCGAAAAAAGGGTTCTCGAACAAATAGTTGAGAGGACGATCACCGCAAATATATATTGCTTCTCGGGGATCACTTAAAGACCTTTATATCATTCCCGGAAAGATAATCTGGACCCTCTCGCAAAATATTACACAATCTATTCAATATCGGGAAATGAGTAGGATATCGATTTATCCGAATAGGGTCAATCCTCTCGAACAATCTTTGAAAAAGGTTCCCCGGATAAATAGTTGAGAGGATACCAACCAAATAATCGGGGTGTATCGATCTTACAATAACGAGGGACGCCCGCAAATATATTGCTTCTCGGGGATCACTTAAAGACCTTTATATCATTCCCGCAAATATATTCAATCCTCTCGAACAAATCCTCTCGAACATTTTTGAAAAAGGTTTACCGGATAAATAGTTGAGAGGATACCAACCAAATAATCGGGGTGTATTGGTATTGCAACAAGGATGCTCTTTATATTCGCATCGAATGCTATGTCTACACCCGGGATCCTACCCCGCAATCGATTCAATCATCTCAACCAAATCCTCTCGAACAACCTTCTCGAACAAATCTTTGAAAAAGGTTCCCCGGATAAATAGTTGAGAGGACGATCGCCGCAAATATTATATTGCTTCTCTGGGACCACTTAAAGACCTTTATATCATTCCCGCAAATATATTCGATATCGGGAAATGAGTAGGATATTCAGTTATCCGAGTAGGGTCAATCCTCTCAAACAAATCCTCTCAAACAAATCCTCTCAAACAAATCTCTCAAACAAATCCTCTCAAACAAATCCTCTCAAACAAATCCTCTCGAAAAAGATTCCCCAGATAAATAGTTGAGAGGACGATCACCGCAAATATATTCGATATCGGGAAATGAGTAGGATATTCAGTTATCCGAATAGGGTCAATCCTCTCAAACAAATCCTCTCGAAAAAGATTCCCCAGATAAATAGTTGAGAGGATGCACCCCGCAAATATATATTGCTTCTCGAGGACCACTTAAAGACCTTTATATCATCCACGAAAAGATAATCTGGATCCTCTCGAACAGATCCTCTCGAACAGATCCTCTCGAACAATCTTTGAAAAAGGTTCCCCAGATAAATAGTTGAGAGGATGCACCCCGCAAATATATATTGCTTCTCTGGGACCACTTAAAGACCTTTATATCATCCACGAAAAGATAATCTGGATCCTCTCGAACAATCTTTGAAAAAGGTTCCCCAGATAAATAGTTGAGAGGATACACGCCACAATGATTTTACGAAAATTGAACTACTTTTCGCTCCTTCGACTATCATTGCAGATCATATCACGCACACTATTATCAAGATATTCACGCTTTACCATGTCTAACAATACCTCTATCTCTTTTGCCAAGTGGTTCTTGAATAAACACCGCGACTCTGGCATATTCACTGACTCGGACACATTCAATCTCATTTTATCTCAACTCGATCACCACACTTGGGATGAATTCGTCGCCTCCAACTCTGACACGATTGCCGATAAACTTATTCCGCAACTACTACAAAAAACATCCAACAAACCTAAACAAAATAAAAAAATAGACGCTGCTAAACCTTGCAAACCCAAGAAAACACGCGTTGATGCACAAACTTCCACACACGATGAAACCATTACGGATACCATTGTTTCTGAAGTGGTTGTTACCGAAGTGACCGCCGCTCCTATCGTCGCGGATAAAAAACAACCCAAAACGAAAAAACCTAAGCAAACTATTACTGCTGAGGTTGCCGAAGGTACTGAAGGAGTTGTTACTGAAGTGACCGCTCCTATCGTCGCGGATAAAAAACAACCCAAGACAAAGAAACCTAAGCAAAATATTACTGCTGAGGTTGTTACTGAGGTTGCCGAAGGCGTTGTTACTGAAGTGACTGCTACTATCGTCGCGGATAAAAAACAACCCAAAACGAAAAAACCTAAGCAAACTATTACTGCTGAGGTTACTGAAGTTGCCGAAGGAGTTGTTACGGGTGAGGAGAAGACTGCTACTATCGTCGCGGATAAAAAACAACCCAAGACAAAGAAACCTAAGCAAACTATTACTGCTGATGTTGCCGAAGGTACTGAAGTTGCCGAAGGCGTTGTTACTGAAGTGACTGCTACTATCGTCGCGGATAAAAAACAACCCAAGACAAAGAAAGGTAAGCAAACTATTACTGCGGTTGTTACCGAAGGAATTGTTACCGAAGGAGTTGTTACGGGAGAGGAGAAGACTGCTCCTATCGTCGCGGATAAAAAACAACCCAAGACAAAGAAAGGTAAGCAAACTATTACTGCTGAGGTTGCCGAAGGTACTGAGGTTGTCGAAGGAGTTGTTACGGGAGAGGAGAAGACTGCTCCTATCGTCGCCGAGATTGCAAATAAAGACCACAAAAAACGCGCACACAAAAAACATTCTGAGACTTATTCCGCTCCCGATGATGTTATTGTTCCTGTCCTTGAGCAGTCCGTTCTTTCTGAGGAAAATTATATTGAACAACAACAACACAACGAAAACGACGAAACCATTCTCACCGAAATATTCGTTAATGATGTTATATTCTATGTTGACTCCGACAATAATTGGTTCGATTCTAATCTAACTTCGACCACTCCTCAATTTTAAACTAACATTTTCCATAACATCTTCCTAACCTAACCTAACTAAATATCTTTTTCATTCTTGATACCTCGCTTCCTGGTAAGTTTACATTGAAGTCACTCATTTCAATATTATCATACTCTTTCACTTTCATACACATTGTTACCACACGAACACCTATATTATACATTCGAC